ATTTAGCTGTGCAATTTTTAGATAATGTTATTGATGCAAATGATTATAGTATTCCTGAGATTGCTCAAATGACTAAAGCTACTCGTAAGATTGGGTTAGGAGTTATGGGTTTTGCGGATTTATTAGTTAAATTACGTATTCCCTATAATTCAGAATTAGCACGACAGGTTGGTGGTGATTTAATGGAGGTCATTAAAATGACTGCTATGACTAAATCTTTAGAGTTAGGAGCCATGCGAGGAGTGTTTCCTGCTTGGGAGCATAGTAAATATAAAATGCATGAGAATGTTAGGAATGCGTGTAGATTGACTGTAGCTCCTACAGGAACCATCTCTATGATTGCTAATTGCGCTAGTGGTATTGAGCCATTATTTGCATTGGCGTGGAGAAAGCAAAACATTTTAGACGGTCAAACACTCTTTTATATTAATGACCAGTTTAAGAAAGATGCCCAGGAATATGGGTTTTATTCTGATGAATTAATGTCTTATCTATCTGAAGGTGGTTTATTAAGGGAGAGGACAGATGTTCCTAATTGGGTTAAAGATATATATATTACGGCTCCTGAAATTGACCCTGAAGCACATGTATTAATGCAAGCTACTTTTCAAGACCAAGTAGATTCTGGTATTTCTAAAACGATTAACTTTTCTTCGGAAGCTTCTGTTGAGGATGTTAATAATGCTTATATTTTAGCGTGGAAAACGGGGTGTAAGGGCATTACTGTTTATCGTAATGGGAGTAGGATTAAGGAAGTATTAGTAAATGGACACAGAGCTAATAAACAATTATCGTTGTTTGACCTAGACGTAGCTTGTGGATGTGCTAGTCCCATGATTGTCCAAGAAAGTGGTTGTGAAACATGTAAAACCTGTGGATGGAGTGCCTGTAAGATTTCGTAAAAAATTAGTGTTTTAAAGTATAATGGTATAGTGGGAGGTAAGTTATGGTAGGAATGTTCTTAAAAGAAAGAGATGTACAGTATGTGGCGCATAGGGAGGAAAAAACTCAAACATGGCGTATCTTAGACACTTGGCACGAATCATTAATGGATTTAGGGCCAGAGGATGAAATTCCCGATGATAGTCCTGGGGTAATGATTATTACTGAAGGGGCTTTCATAGCTCTAGTGAAAGAAGCTTCTAGATTGGGTGTATTGCAAAACGCATCGTTTAGTGAATATGCTACTTTAGAACGAGATTTGTTGACAAAGGATGAAGAAATGTTAGCCTTAAAGACGGAGCTTTTAGAATTAGAGGAAAAATTACAGTCAGCAAAACAAAGCCCACATCGGTCAGAAGGATTTGAGCTTAAAGAAATGGCAATGAATGCTTTACTTAAACTAACTAGTATGTCAGATATTGAAAATTTGACTAAGGATTAATGTATGAAACTATCTGAATATCTACCTGAAGTACCCAAACTTGCTCAAACTATGATTAATATGAATGAGCAAATTAGCTTTTTGGAGTTGATGAAATCTCGTGGAGAAACTGGGGAAGGCCCCACCATTGGATTAGACCACGTAGTAAATACTTGGGTACGTCATCAAATGGCATATCGTCAACAGCTTGTTATGGACTTACAAATGTTGGCGATGTCAGTGGAAGAGATTAGGGCACCCCTGCACCACATTACCGCAGAAGTTTTTCGTAGAGGTATGGAATGGGTTCCCCTAGTAGAGAATCCAGATGTATCTCAGAAAGAACGCTTTAATGAATTTATGGATGATTGCAATATCTTCGACCAATCTTTAGAAGAAGTCTTAAAGCAATTCCACTTTGATGTGAATTGTATTGATGATGCTTTCTTATATATAGTTAAAGAATATAAAAATATAGATAATAAAACTGTACGTTCTAAGGTTAAAGAGATTCGTAGATTAAATCCTGCTTTGATTGAGTTTGATTTGGATGCTGCGGGATTACCGAAAAACTCTCATTTTATGTGTCCTATTCATAGAGAGAAAGTTCTAGAAGAACCTAGACAATGTGAAGATGATAAATGTAAATTAGATACCATTCCTGTAATGTATAAATATTATCATCGAAATCAGCATTTGTTCTTGTTTGATGCTGAAGTGATTCATATTTCTAAGTTCTCCCCATCAGAAACTTATGGGTGGAGTCCTATCTTAACTGTATTTGAAAAAGCCTTAACTCTAATAGGTATGGATAAAAACCTATATAGGTATTTCTTTGAACGTAAGATGCCAGCTAGTATGATGATGGTGTTTACTGATGACCCTGAATCATTGAGGAGAGAACGACAACACATAGCTGCTCAGACTAGGCTTGACCCTAACTACATTCCTATGGTAGCTGTATCATCTAGGCAGAATAGAGGTAGAGTAGATATGGTACGTCTATATCATACTTTACAGGAAATGGATTATCTTCCTGTGAGGGCTGAGATTAGAGAACGTATTGCAGCTATTTGGGGAGTAACTCCTGCGTGGCAAGGCGCACCAGAAGCATTTGGTGGACTGTCTACACAAACCCAACAGTTAGTAGTCATGAGTAGGGTTGTAGAAGGTGACCAAAGATTGTTCCATGAAAAGGTATTTCCACAGTTGTTGGAAGCTTTTGGTGTTACTGATTGGGCGTTGAAACTACCCAATCCTGAAGAAAAGGCTGAAGCTACTAGAATTAGTTTCTCTCAACAGAGGGCACAAGTTGTGAATCAATACATTGCTTTAGGCTTTGATGTAAGGCTTAAAGACAATGGTGTGCCTTTGGATGAGGCTGAATTCCTAGTCTTTGGCAAACCTGTACCGATGATACAGATGCAGGGAGAACAAATGGCTATGGGCTTGGAACAGCAGCAACAGCAAATGGACATGATGCAACAACAGGAACAACAACAGCAGCAAGCCCCTGCTGCCCCCCCCCAGGCGTTAATCAGGCCCCTGGAAGGGTTGGGGCTGCTCCAGGTGGGGGAGAAGGTGGTGGGGCTGCTCCTGCTCCTCCTGTGCCCATGCAGATGATGGTAAATGGGAATGGGTTGAAGAAAGATGCTAAGAAGTTTGGTGGCAGATTTGCTGGTGTTACACCAGATTGGCATGGTAAAGCAGAGGGTTTAGATGATGATGATGTAGATGCAATTGCTGACAAACGGGCTGAAGAGCCTTTATTTGAACTATCTAAAGGAAAAGGATGGATGCAAGACCTATTTGATAAAGGTTATACAACCCCTTTAATTAAAGAAGTAAATACGTTAGGAACTAAGATGTGGTTTGCTCAAGATGGTATAGACTTTGTAGCTGATTTAAATCCTTTGGGTGTAACCCATATAGAAAAGGCTTCTTTTGGACAGGGGCCAATATATAAAGCACCTAAAGGCCCATCTGAAAAACCTGGAATAAGTTATTCCCCCACTGGAAACAATAAACAGGGAGAATGGCCTGGAGACGAGGAGGAAAATAATGCCAATCTCTAATAAGAATGGTAAATGGTATTGGGGTAGTAAAGGCCCATTCGATTCTCGTAAAAAAGCAGAGGAGGTGGCACGGGCTGCACATGCTTCAGGTTATGAAAAATTACTTAAAGAGGATGGGGGCGATGCTGGTCTTGATGGACTTAGCGGTGTTGTCTTCACATCTGAAAACGCAGGAATTTTTACCCCAACTCATGGAGGTGCTAAAACAACAAGAAAAGAACGAAGACACATGAAACACAAAAACGATGAAACACGAAAAAAGTTATTGGGAAAGCAAAAAAAGAATGGTGTAGAAAGACTTGAACAATTTATTAGAGAAGGTTCACCTATGAAGAAAGCTGTTAATAAACGGGTTGATGGAATGGGTCAAGGGGCTGCTGCACATAACCCACAAAATAATCTTATACAAGTAGACTATCGTAAGATTGCAGAGGATAGAGAGATAGGGAAAGATAATGAACCTAACTCTTCCATGTCAGGATTAGATAGTCGTATGGATGCAAGCACACACGCTACTGAACCACAGGATGAAGACCCAAGTATTACTAATCAACCAGTTCCTGGTAAAGCTAATTGGGGTACTAATAAATCATATTTACAACTAATGGGAGTGGGGAGTGTTGCTAATATTGGACAACAACCTAATCAAAATACTGACTCGCACGATATTGCAAGTACACCACAAAATAAATATATAGAAAGGGGTAAAGCTCAAGAGGATAAAAAGGATGAACATCAAGATATTAAAATGAATGATATTTCACGGAGAGTAAAGAAATATCAAGAAGACGATGAGGCTGATGTAGAACAGCCCTTAGGTGCTGCTTCAGCAGCCAATGCTCAAATTCAATCTATGGTAAAAACAGTGTGGGGTAGTGGAAGTGAAAGAGGAGAATATAGACGCTCTGATGATGGAGATAAAATTCCTTCTGATGAAAATGATGTATTAGAACCATCTGAAAGTGATGAGGTTGTAGACGCTCTTAAAAGATTGCAAGTTCGCAAAAAGGGTTATGTAGAAAAGGGTGAGTCGCACCCACTATTTTTGGCTATGATGGATGATATTAATGAATAATCTTTGTCTTAAATGTGGCGGTTCTATGCATTTAAATCAAGATAAAGATTTAAGTTGTTTGATTTGTGGGGCAGTTCTTGTATTGACTGTTAGACGAGCTTCTGATATAACAGGTATCAGGAAAAAGGTTGTACCAGAAACTAAATATCGCATGTCTTCTAAAGGGATGCAAAGACGAAAGGGAAGTCCAAGAAAGTTTTTGGGTGGATGAATTATGCCAAAACGTACATTTACAGAGAAAACTGGGTATCCAGCAAAAATGTTAGACCCAGGTTATTTAGGAGAAATGAGTCCAGAGGAATTAAAAATCCTTAAAATTGAATTACAGAATAGGTCTAAATTAAGAAAACGTTGGGGTTTTGCAGAAGACGAGAACATAACGCATAAGAAGATTCAAGAAAAAGCATTGGAGGAAAGTGGTAGCGATGACCAACATATACAGAGTAGAGCAACAGAAACAGAGTCTTCAGAAGAAGGATGAGTATTTTTTACAGATAGCAGATACTGTGGCGACTAGGGCTACATGTCCTAGACGTAAAGTAGGGTGTGTATTAGTTGATTCTAAACAACATATTGTGGCTACTGGATATAATGGTGTACCGTCAGGGTTTACGCATTGTACAGATATTCCGTGTAAGGGAGCAGAATGTCCTTCAGGAATGGGATTAGATTTATGTGAAGCAATTCATGCAGAAGTAAATGCTTTTTTGCAGCTACGTTCTGATGATGTATTAACAGCATATGTCACCATCATGCCATGTTTTCCATGTGCTAAAATGATGGCAAATAGTAATATAAAACGATTAGTCGCAGCAGAGAAATATGTACATAATCAAAGTATAGATATGTTACAGAAGGCCGGTATATTAATTAATATTGTGGGTTAACAATGAACTTAGCAGATACATTGAAACAAGCGTTTTCTAATGATACTTGTATTAAAAAACTAAAAGAATCTTTAGAGTTAGATGATATACAAGTGGATGCATCAGATGATGGTGTAAAGATAGTTTTTGCAAAAGAAGGCAAATTAGATACCTTGTTATTAAAACCTTTATTGGAACATGTGGGGCCAAAGCAGAGGAGAACACAGACAGGCGTTCAACATGTGGCGGGGTATACAAGAGAGAATTCTAAACCAAATATAGAGGATTTAATTAAAGCAGAGGAAAGTGATTCAGATGTGGATGAAAAAACTGATATAGCTTTCCAAGAATTTATTGAGTGTTGTTTAGAGTCTATTGATGGGAAATCAATTACGATTAAATAAGAGGAGGAGTTATGGACGCAAGTAAAGTTACACCCCTACAAGAATACATTATTGCAAAACATTCACGAATGGTAGGTAGAGTATTGGATTTAGTTGAAGCGGCAGTGCCAGAAGGTACACAATGCGAAAAATTGAAAAAGCTTGTGCAAGTTCCGTTATATGATTTCCGAAATGAAATCCTTAAATTGACTTTTACGGAAGATATTTTAGAACTTGCTGAAGAATAATGAAAGTTTTCCATAATATCTAGTATAATAGATTAGTACGAATATCGTACTTATATCGCTTTTGGGAGTCGGAGGTGGCTTAGACCAACTTCCTTGGAAAAAATAGACGAATGGAGGTATATTATTATGGCAGATTCGGATATTGTAGAACGGTTGGAAAAGCAGATTGAGGGAAGTAACCTTGCTCTTGCTGCCGTTGCCGAGGTGTTGCAGAAGATGGACTCTCGACTAACGAAGGCAGAAGATGAAGAGTTTGAAATGTCTCAAGAAGAGGAAGACAATATGGAAAAGCAGGAGATAATTAAAGCGGTAGCGAGTGAAGTTTTTGGCCTAATCAAAGCTGATTCTGGTAACCCAACTGGCGCACAGTGGGGCGTATCAGATAAAAAGGCTAGTGCAATGACTGGAACTAAGCAAGCGGATGATAAAGAGAATGCTGTTACTATTGACAGTAAGACTGAGAATGTGCAAAGTGTAAT